CATATTTTCAATTAATATGTCGGACGGTTTTCTTGATGGTAGGGGTCTTCTTTGAATACCTACAATTGAACCTAATACTCCCGTTAAATCTTGCCATACCTTAGTTCCCGTAGAAACGTCTGTAGGTCTTACATTAATGGGTGCTCTTGGGTTTGTTAAGTAATCTCCAGGTATTGTACTAAACGGTAATTGTGTTCCCGCTACGGTACCTAAAAAATCAATTCCTTTACCTAATATACTTCTAGAAGCTGTAATTTTTTCATTACCCTCAATTAAAGGTTGTTTACCTCTAATAATGTTTATTAGTGTGTTAGTATTACCTAATAATGCTTCTCCTATTTTATTTTTAGCAACCGTTGCAGTATATAAATTTTGATTAATTCTCGCCAAAACGGGACCGTTACTATTGGTTCTAATATTATGTGCCGCAAACTTAAATAATTCGGATTCCGTATCATAACTTCTTGTGGCCATGATACTAATCAAATTTTCGTCCGTCTTTACAAAATATGGATATAAATTTAAATTTGCTCTTCTTGGTAAATCTGCAATTGTTTCTTTAATGAAATATTCAGTTGGTTTAAAAATATTAGATTTTTGTGGAACCAAAAGATCGTTCTTTCTATTGTCGTCGACTTGAGGAAGTAATAGATTTGGACTGTCTCCTAATGTTTGAATACTATAATCATCACTTTTAAAGGTTTTAGGAGACGGACTTCTTCCGTAAACAGGATCTAAGGTCCTATTTAACATTCTATCTCTAATGTCCTTAGTAGCGTCAAAACTTAAGTATTTTGGCATTATCTTCTTTTATCTATAAATAGATAATATATGATTTTTAATTATTTTTTATTCTGTAATATAATATAAGGAGTTCCTTTAACATTTACCGATGGTTCCATGTTAAATCCTTTATTTGTAACTTCTATCTGTGATTTTATAACAAATTCGTTTGTTCTAGGATTTGATCTTTCGTAATAATCTTTTTTCTCTTTATCATATTTTTCAAGTCCCGATCTTCCGGTTTCATCTCCTGTGAGATATTTTCTTAAATTCTCTGCTTGTTTGTTCATCGCCCTCTCTAAAGCTGAAGTATAACCTCCTATAGTACCAGTAAACTTTTCTATTTCTTTACCGAAACTTGTCGGTATACCTTTTAATATTTTATCTGAAAAATCTGTTGCGTATTTTAAATTATCTTGTGCTATTTTTTCTATAGAAATAGTTCCTTTATATCTTTCGTCATTATTCAGACCTTCATTTCTTCCAAATGAACTATCTTTTACGTTCTTAACACTTTTTAGACCTGCACCTTGCATCACATTTAATATCTGTTTAACTGTAGAAAATTGTTCTTTGGCAATTTGCTCAGGGCTCATTTTTTCAAAAGCCTCCCTATTAGCCTTTAATACATCTATTTGTGATTGTGTTAAGGAATCTAATGTAACTTCTGTTTGTTTACCAAATTTATCCGATAAACTTTCAGGTATGGTAATTGACATTTTACCATCCTTCATTTGTGACATATTTGTAAGAAACTCTCTATCCTTACTATTCATATCAAACCCTTTAGCTAATAAAACGTTATTAGCTAGTATTCTTTCTTGAGCAGCAATTGCTGTTTTATTTAAATCACCGGTTGACATACCTAATTTATCGGCCATCTCTTTTGCTCTTCTTAAATTTGCACCCGTAACTTCAAACCTTCCTTGCTCCTTATTGTAAGTTGCTAAACCACCCGCGGCACCAATTAACGCATCTTGTAAACCCTCAACGTTATTTGTTGCCATATACATTAACTTAAGTGGATCGTTAAAATCACCAATTGCACCACCTAATACTTGTAAATTAGCAACTAAGTCTATTGCACCATCGGGACTCATAACTTTATCTGCAATCTTGAATACATCATTCATGTTCGTTCTAAATTCAAGAGATTTTTGTATCATTCTATTTAGTCCTTGAACACCATTAGAAAAACCATATTCGTTTAATTTACCTAAATCTGTTTTCAACATTTCTGTTGTTTTCTTTGCATTTAAACCTAAAGAAATTGACGATCTACCTGCCGTGTCAATTTTTAATAAAGTATCGGCAGCACCAAATCCCACTTTTTCAAATTCACTCATTGTCTCCGACATATCTCTTAAAGAACTACCAAACGCTCTAGTTGTTACTAAAGAGTTTTCCATAGTTTTTTGAGATAATAAATTAAATCTACCGGATTTTTCACCTAACCCCGTTACTAAGTCCCCCAAATTTTCTATATCAAACCCTAAAGTTGCTGCCATGGGAACGGTCTCTAATATAACATCTCTATATGCTCTTGATAGTTCTCCCGTAATACCTATTTTTTCATTAATAGTTGTATGTAATTGAGACTCTCTTTCTAATTGTTTGAATATTTCCTTTTCGAGTGTTAATAGTGTCGTATAAGGATTCATTAATCCCTCTACATCAACTTTATATTCACTACCCATTTCTGATTTTGATGAAACACTTTTTGCCATTGCTTTACCAACATCTATTGGATTTTTTAAACTTCTATCTGAGCTTTGGGGACTAGTTCCACCTCCTGGTGCTGTTGCTCTATTCCACGCCCCTTTTGCTTCGTTTTTAAATTCTTGACTTCTAGATGTCAATGAATTCAACATTTGTTGTTCGGACATACCAGCCTCTTTGGCAGCTTTACCATGATTTCGTGCATCATTTAATTCTTGGGTAGTTAAACTCATACCTATAAATACTATTGGGTATTATTTTCCAACTCAATTATATAATTTACATAATATCTACGTAAGTGAACCGGCATTGTTAATAAATCTCCGTAAGAAAACCCCTTTTTAATTAAAAATAATATTTCGTCTAACTGTCCTTTCTTATAATCCATAGAAAGGGCGAAAAAACTCTACCCCAAATCCAATTCTAACTTGGACATCTTCTCCTGATGGGGTTCTTACTGTTTGGGTTAAATCTAACCCGGGTTTATTATCTTTTACAAATTTCCTAAAATCTTGTGAATCTTTAATTGGCATGGTTTCAATAAAACCTCTAATTTTTAATGCGTCTCTCACCCCACCAACAGATTTAATCATCATCTCAAGTTGTTTGGTTATAACAGGTGCAACACCATTACCATTCCAACTCTCTTTAATTTTTTCAATTTCATCTTCTTGTTTTTGTGTTAAAAACTTGAACGTGATTTCCGTTTTACTTTTTTCTAAATAATGACCATATTCACCGTTTGTATCTTCTACTAAATTAAAATCTTTTATTTTTAATGAACCTAAATCTACCTCAACGGTAAATTCATTTCCAGTTTTATCGTCTGTAATTGTTAAATTATAATCAGAACCAAATGCGGTATTTCTTAAAAAGATTAAAATTGCTTGTCTATCTTCCTCAACAATTTCTTCTATGTTTAAATCTTTATCTAAAATTTTTCTTTTTAAAAGTTCAGTAATAACGGTATTTGTATTTAAAAAACTTGGAGACGATAAAATGTTCTCATCTGAAGCCGTTAAATAAGCTACTCTTACTGATTTTTTCTTATTAGTATAATGAATACCTTTACTTGGTAATTCTATTACGTCATAGGCAATCGCCGGGTCAATTCTAGTTTCTTCCATAATACTATAATTTACTTAATAACTAGTTCAAAGTAAAGTTTTTAAAAAAGAAAAACCAATAATCTTTTGAACTATCGGTTTTCGTATATGAAAATCTGTAATATTAGTATATTAAAATACATCTATCCATTCTCAAAGAACATGTGATATTAGCCAATTCATCTCTGTTATAGTCTAATTCACCAAAGTTCAAGTCAGTTAAGAAACAGTTTTCTAATAACCATTTTTCAACTACCACCCCTGTTGGATCTAACATCTCCAATTCAATATCCTTTTTATAACCAGCAGCATAGCCCATACGACCTGTTACTGATTCAGCATGTAAACGGAACCATTCCATTAAAGCTTGAGAAGCTGAAGGTCCAATTGGATCTCTAAAAGTCATTTTAATTTCATTCCACTCAAATCTACCTGCAACATATGTTGATGTGTTCAGGAAAGGAATTGCAACTGAATTGATTTTAGCACTTGGTCTTGACGCGGCAGATACATACCATTCGTTTATACCCAAAGATGAGTTGAATCTTACGATAAATCGGTTAACCCTTTTTGGTTCGTAAGGTGTCGGCATTTTCATTAATAAATCGGCCATATTGTGTGTTTGTTAAGTTTTGTTAGTTATTTACTTTCTAATAAATATATCCAAAAGGAAAATAATTTTATTTTGAATTAATTATCTGAAAAAGGTTGTTTATGTCAATTATTTTTCGTAGTTTTTTACAGGATCCAGTATCTAGTTCCAGTTTAATACTCTACTTTAATAAAATAATATATCAATAATAAATACTAGAATATCTAGTTCTAGTATTCTGGGTAAAATATAATTATTTTTTCATTATATATATGTTCCACATGGAACGTTCTACATAAAAAAAGGAAGGTATTTCTACCCTCCTTTCTTATTTTTATATCTCCTTTTAGATTAGATATTTTCAAATGAAGCTCCTGTTGGAGTAATGATGAATTCTACATCGATGAATTCAAGAGAACGAGTTGGTTTGATGTAGATCTTACCTCTCATAGTGTTTGCGTCGATGTCTTCAGGATCGTTAGAAACTGTTACACGGAAGTCATACAAACCTCTTTCTTTCTTAATTGCGTCCAAGATAGGATTTACCAATCTTAAGAATTCATTTCTTACTTGATCATCGTTTTGTTCAAACAATAATCTTACAGAAACTGCAGAAATTAACTTTCTTGCTCTTAATAACAATCTTCTTACGTTGATTCTATCTAAAGCCGATTCTCTAACTTGTAATGTTTTATTACCCCAAATAATGGTACCTGTGTCTGAGAATGTTGCGATTGGGTTAATTCTGTTCTTATATAATACATCTCTATCGTCTAAAGTCAATTTTTTAGTTGCTTTGATTGCATTTACTAAACCTCTACTATAACCCGCGACCGCGAACCAAGGATAAGACACGTTGTCAGTTAAGGCAATATTCTTAACAACCTCACCTGTTGGTGGGATATATAATTGAGTTGCATTATCTGTATCTCTTACTTGAATCCAAGGCCAATATGTTGCAGAATAGTTAGAATCTATACCCGCGTCATCTAAAGCTGACACTATTGAATCTGTTGCAGTTGCCCCTGTGATATTTGGTGAGTTCATAATATATAATGAATCCGCTCTTTCAGTTTCAATCATATCAATCGCTTGATTAACTAATGAACTATGATCTTGGAAGTTAATACCAGGTGTTGCAAATACGTTAATATCCACAGCTTCAGGATTTGAATATGATTCAATACCTTGTAAGTAAGCATAATAGTCAGAATTACCTACACTTGAACTGAATACACCTCCATTTACCGTATGTCCTGATTTATAAATTGTTTTACCAAAAATAAATGCATCGGTATTTGTTCTTGTTGATCTATATATGTCCCATCCATCTTTACCTCCATAAACTGCAAAAGTGAATTTACGGAAATTAATATTAGTTAATTTATTGGTTTCAGGATTAGTTTGACCTTCTAAATCGTATGATGTTGTTTGGAAAGTTGTTCCTGTAATTGTAGCAGCGTTTACTGATAAATGGAAACCAAATGTTTCAGTTGTTGCCATCTCACCTTTATATTTCAATAAATCTCTATCGAATCCAACTGAGTCAGATAAACCTAACATAACTTTTCTTACCTTATCTCCACCTTCAATATTAGGTGAACCATTTACATCGTAAGTTTCAACATCACCCGCATCATTATATTTCGTTTTATATATTACATTACCTAATCCCATATTAATTCCCGATACAGTACCGAAGTTTTTGTTGTTCGCAAAACCTCTAAAACCAGCAGGAATAGCATCTACAGGAGCTCCGTCCGCCATAACCAACATAATTCTTTTAGAAACTAATGCATATTCACCATCAGATGTACCGATTTTTTTGGCTATATAACCTGGCATATCTGGATTCATTGAACATCTTGAATATTTTTCAAGAGCCACTTGATTTTCGTCAGTATCGTTAAAATCACGAACCACTAAATCAAACTCCATAGTTTCTAAATTAATATTTTGAATATTGATTTTTACTTCAAAGTTAGCAGCCTCTCCGTCGGAGATTGTAATAACTTGGAATAAATCTTGAACACTACCACCACGAACTTCAGAAACAACCATCGGTGAAATTGTTGTGTCCCACTGAGATAGGTAATTATCACCTTCTAATTCGTAAGATACGTCCATAGAAATACCTCTAACCAATCCTCTTTCGTATGCAGTTTTTAAATAGTTAGGATAAACCTCATGAACATAAACAGGATAACTTGTATTATCTTTATCAAAAACCTCATTTCCTAAAACTTTAGAAATGTATTTTGATGACGTAGTATCAAATGAACAAACAAATTGTTTAACTCCACTTGTTGTACCCGTTACTTTGATTGCGAATTCACCCATAGGGTTTGTATTCATGTCATATCCTGTAACACCTGTTAAAATGAATTTATTATCATCCTTAACTTCATGTACTAATGTTTGTCCGCTATATATACCTCTTGATCTAATAGCACCAACTACTACATTATGGTATTCGTCAGCTAAAAGAGCATCATAGTTAAATTGTGTAATTGACCATTTGTCAGTTGAATTTGTAAATGTGAATAAATAAGAATAAACACCATTTACACCGTCACCGTCTGGAGGAGTAACCAAACCATCAGATTGGTGATGCATTGTATTCCACCATTCTTTTGTGTTGTTATTACTACTATATTTGTTACCCGTTAATGGAGATACTAATTCTGTACCATTTGGTGTTGTTTCTCCTGTTGGATATAAACCTATAATGAAATATTCGTTGGTTGAACCTGTTGTTAATCCTGAATAATTACCATAATTATCTTTTAAATACGTCACAATATCGGTACCATCAACAGATGTCACACCTGATAAATGGGCAATTATTTCATTTAGTGACGATCCAGATTCAGTTGTTGTTATTGTTGTTGGGGTAATTGTAACACCACTAACCTCATTAGTTATTCCATCGTATTCCTCCAAAATAACACCACCTACGGTTTTAATCCCGAATGTTTTATATGGTTTATAACCTGATAAACCTAATACTCTCGTTACGAATAATTGATTAGATTCTTGTAAATATGATTTTGCAACATATCCTAATTCATATTTTGGATTACCGTCACTGAACTTTTCAGGTGAAGTAGCACCAAAATACAATTTGAATTCGTCAAAATTTGAAATTAAAATAGGTTCGAAAGCTGGACCTTTTAAAGTCTCACCAGCTAAACCTAATGTTGTAACACCTACACTCTGTGCTACAAATGTTAAATCGAGCTCGGATGTATAGACACCTGGAGACACGAAAACTCTGTTATTACTTGCCATTGATTTTTGTTTGGTTAATTAATTTTATTACTTATCTAATAAATATCTTTGTTTTTATCAAAGATTTCCCAACTTTTCTTAAAAAGATAGTTATTTATCTTTTAATATCTTTTATATGGAAAACACTCAAAAAAACGTTAAAATAAGTGGGAAACACCACGAAATGTTAAAAAATTACTGTGATAAAAACGGTTTAAAAATCTATAAAGTTTTAGAAAAACACATAGAAGAACTTTGTAAACCTAAAAAGAAGGACATATACGGGGATGATTAATAAAGATAAACAAAATCTAAAGTGGCACCGAATACAGGAGCACTTGTTAGTGTTATTTGTTTTTGTCCTGTTATTTCATATCCCTCATCACTAAATTCAATAAGTCCATTTGTGGTAACACTAATAACACTATTAATCTTTTCTTGTAGATTAAAAACTAAGTTGACTCCATTGAAATTAAAACTTTCACGACCAACCTGTAATTCATTACCGTTTTGGTCATACATTTTGTTATTTCTACCTTTATAGTAACTTACAACAATTACATCACCTTGTAATGGGGTTCCGCTAAAATTTATGTTTGATAATCCCCCTAAATGAGAATGTGAATAATGTACGTCTTTTTCCTGTACGATTCCATTAATTGATACGTTAAACAAAACTGTTATATTCTCACCTACACTATATATTGTACTAGTACCATTTGATATTAATGTGGTTAATGTTATGTCAATTGTTCTAGCAATATATTTTTTACTTATACTAGCACCCCCTAAAGACTCATTAATAATAAATGCTCGACTAATTGCGGGTTTAACCTCAAATTCATCACTATCAATTAAAAACCCTAACATAGTACATTTATATGTTTGCATATAAAATCTACGACCATCAATTGTTTCCATAGGTGTATTGTCTTCTATTGTGTCTAAAACAATTGGAATATAATGACCTTTAACTTGAGTGTAATCTTGTCTAGATGAAAAATTTTGTAAAACTAATTTATTAAATTTATTTAAATCTCTAAACTTATTACAAACAATAGTAATGTCGTATGTAATATCACATGGAATCGGTTGTGGTATTTTATAAATGTCAGCCCCCATAGAATTACCGTTCCAAGTTGGAACCGTTGCATAGTGAAATTGATGTCTATCAGGAATAGTTCTTTGTATTGATGGATTTGTTCCAAACTGTACATCTGGTTTTCTAATGATTGTAATAAATGGTAATTTTACATTACCGTCTGAATCAGAAAATTCCCAATTGTTTGAAAATTCCCCCCATCTTTGAATTGTTAATATTTTATCAATAACAGGTATTTGTACACCATCAGAAACAACTTTAAATGTATTTTTTACATAATCCAACATACCCCTATCTAAATCATCATGTAAAATAGAGTCAGGTAGAAAAGAATCGGATTTGGTAATCATATCCAATAATTCTTCTCTTCTTTTTAATATACCTTCACCTTGGTAAGTATCCTTACCACCGTAAACGTTGATCATGTTTTTTCTTTTAGGTATTCCCATATTAAACTCCTCTAAATTCACCTTCTTGTGTTGGTGCACAAACTACAGTTCTGTAGTGTGGTTTGTACCCAAACATTTTATGTTTATTATCTGATGTTACTCTACCGTCATTTATTACCGTATAATATCTCAATCGTTCTTCTGAATCCGCATAACCAATATAATCACCGTATCTAATGTCCACACCTAATTCATTAAGATGTGTAATATAAACTGATAATGTTAAATTACCTGGTTCATTATATCTCATAAGACCTTTTGTATATGTTGAATTTTTAGGTTCATCAATCTTAACCAACGCATTAAACTCAACGGGAGGGAAAAACTTAATCTCATCCATACCCACCTCAGCGTATACGTTATCATTATCGGTCTTTTGTCTATCAACACGATATAAGACCAATTTCATATTCAAATCCCCGTGTAGATACTCCTGACCCATTTGAATGTTAATATCAAAGTCATCCTGTGAGAAGAATTTACCTAAACGAGTAATTGGTAGTTTATTGTTCATATCCTAATAAATAGTTTAATAATACATTCTATTTAGTTATATTATATATAATACGATGGAAAGAAAAATACCCGAGGTTGAAGCAAGGGAAATATTAAATGAATACGAAGGATCTAATAATGTTTTATTAGAATACAAACGTAAATTTGTGGAAGTTAAAAATTTTAAATTAACTCGTCCACAGTCGGAATATGTCATCAAATATAAAGATACGATACCTAAGGTTGCTCGTAAACATATCAATATTGTTTCTACATTTGGTGAGAAATTAATGGAAGAAATGTTATTACCAACCCCTCCCGATAAAGTATGGTGTGAAAAATTATTATGTGAGTCTGATAAAGCTTATCATATTTGGGGTAAAGTATTTGAACGTCAACAAAACCATGCAATGTGGTTACCAAAGGCTGCGATTGTTCAGGAAGAAAAAAAATTAAATAGAGTTATTGATTATAGCACATATGACGTTCGTCCACCAATGGAACATCAAAAAGTGGCAATAGAAAAATTATTAGCAAATGATAAGTTTATTCTTGCTGACGATATGGGTTTGGGTAAAACTACGTCAGCGGTTATTGGAGCGTTAGAAAGTGGTGCAAAGAAAGTTTTAATTGTTTGTCCCGCATCACTTAAAATTAACTGGCAAAGAGAGATTGCAAATTACTCCGATAGAAGTGTGTTGATTGTTGAAGGTCGTAAGTGGGGATCTACATTTGATTTTTATATTATCAATTATGATATTATAAAAAATTATCACACAACGGATAAGAGTGAAGATAGTGATGATTATAAATTATTAGTAAATGAAAAGTTTGATTTAGCAATTGTAGATGAAGCACATTATATTTCTAACACTACAGCAAACAGAACACGTTTATTAAATGATGTGTTAGAACAAATTCCTAAGGTATGGTTATTAACGGGAACACCAATGACATCAAGACCTATCAACTATTTCAACTTATTAAAAATTGTTGATTCACCTTTAACATTAAATTGGCAATCATACGTTCGTAGATATTGTAAAGGATATCAATTTACAGTAGGTAATAGAAAGGTGTGGAACACAAGTGGAGCAAGTAATTTAGACGAATTACGTGAGAGAACTAAATCGTATGTTCTTCGTAGGATGAAAACAGATATTCTTGATTTACCTGAAAAGATTGTTACTCCTGTGTTTGTGGAACTTACAAGTAAAATGTATGATGAAGAGTTAGAAGAATTTACACGAATTACCAACGATAAGAAAAATGATGAAACAATTAGTGTGACGTTAAATCGTTTAATGAAAATTAGACAACTTATTTCTTATGAAAAAATTCCATATACTTGTGAATTAATAGACAAATGTTTAGAACAGGGAAAAAAAGTTATTGTGTTAACTAACTTCACCATGACACTTGATATGTTACATGACAAATATAAAAAGAATTCTGTAACACTTGATGGTCGTATGTCAAAAGATAAAAGACAAGATTCAGTTGATAGATTTCAAAATGAAGATAAGGTAAAAGTATTCATCGGTAACATTAAGGCCGCTGGTGTTGGTATTACCCTAACCGCTGCAGAAGTTGTTATTATGAATGACTTATCATTTGTTCCGGCTGATCACTCACAAGGTGAAGATAGAGCGTATCGTTACGGTCAAAAGAATAGTGTATTAGTTTATTATCCTGTATTTGAGAATACGATTGAAAAGGTAATCTATAATATATTACAAAAGAAAAAGAACGTTATTGACCAAGTAATGGGTGATGGAGAATATTCAGAATCGTTCAGTAAAGACTTACTTAAAAGTCTCCTTTAATTCCTTAATTTTATCAGTTAATAACTGATCCAACTCCGTATCCTCAATATCGGGAATGTTTACCACAATTTTTTTAGGATCTAAAGTATAGTCTATATAGTTAGTTTCTCCCTCTTTTTGTAAGTGGAATACGAAGTCGTTAATCCCACAGATACTGAATAATTCGTTTAGTTTCTCGTTCATAATAGAAATATAAGATATTTATAAGAATAAATCAAATTATGTCTCAAATTATTTCACAAGAGGAAAAGGATAAATTATATACTCAGGTATTTCACCTTTTAGGTATGCCAGTTCGTGGTATTGAACTTACCGAAGAACAAATGGATACTTTCATGGAATTGGCTTTATCTGAATACGAACAATATGTTAGTGATTGGTTGATCGAATCTCAATGGTCAGCACTTGCGGGATTGGATGTAGATACACAGTCATTATCAAGAGCATTTACAACAAGAAGTTTGGATTACGAAACACAATATTCTCACGCTTATTCTAAGATTGTGGGTTTACAAGCGGGTGGTACGTCAGAATTAAAAAAAGATTTTATTGAAATAGAAAAGGGTAAACAAGTTTATGAAATTCCCGCTGGTCGTGAGATTAATGAATTATTATGGTTTACTCGTGCCGAATTAAGTGATTCATTTGTTGATCCGTTTATGGCAGGTTTTGGTGGTCTTGGTGGTATGGGATTTGGTGGGGCAGGTGGATTTTCACAAATGGGTAATTCAGGTTCATATTATATGATGCCAGCATTTGACTTATTATTGAGAATGCAAGATAGATCTATGAAAAATAGATTAATCGGTGGTGATTTAACTTATAGAATTACGGCAGGTCCTGAAGGAAAAAAATTACTTCATTTATATAATGTACCAGGTGGTAAATTTGATTTTGGTTCTATACAACAAAAAAACTATAACGTTTGGTATTGGTATTATGATACTATGGATAGAGATACTTGTTTAAAAAACAACAAAGATGTTATTAAATTACCTTCGGATGTTGAAACTGAACAATTAACTTGGGATAATTTAAATAAACCCGCACAAAATTGGGTTAGAAAATATTTGATCGCTTACGCTAAAGAAGGATTAGGTCGTATTTGGGGTAAATTCTCAGGAGATTTACAAGTTCCTGATAGTCAAGTTAAGTTAGACTATGCAAGTCTTATTACTGAAGGTAAAGATGAAAAATCTAAATTAGTTGAAGAACTTATGGCTAGATTAGAAAGACTCCGCCCCGACAAACTTCTTGAGAGAAAGGCCGGCGAAGCGGAGAATCTTAATAAGGCACTTAAGTTTAGAGCAATGCCTTCATCTATTATTGTAATCTAACTTTCTATTGCGTGAAATGCGTAATCGTGACCATTGGTTTCAATTATCTCTTCTTCATTTGACTTAGTACTTTCAGCTTGAAGTGTAACAACTTTTCTATTATGTTCCACCCAATATTGGTCTGCAAGTTCCAAACTATTTTCAATATACATAAAGTAAGGATCACGTCCAACTCTATTCCAAAATATTACTTCACTATCAGATAAAGTCATAACCTCATCTAATTTATCTTGACCTTCTTCTTTTAATGGAAACCCATTAACCAAATCACATTGTGATTTTGTAAAGTATTGTCTATCTTTTGGATCTTCAATTAATATATCTTCTCTAATTGCCGGATTGAAAACAACTAATAATGGTTCAACACGTTTGTTAAAATTATTTAAATAACGAGGAACATTATAATCACCTTTTAAATCAGGATTGTTTAATATTTCTTTCTCGTCAATCATATAACAGTTCACTTCAATAAAATCATTCGGCATTGGGTAACCATTCTTTGCTGTGAATTCTTCTTGTTGTTTCTTTGTTGGTTTAGTAATCTTCTGTACGTCACCCGATGATTTTTTAGAACCATTATTAACATAATAAATTGTATCACCTAAACCCGCAGGATAATCACTTCTCATAATTAATTCCATATGAGCTTGACGAGACATTAATGAACCTGCTTTAGTAGTTTTCATAACATACTTTTTATATTCATTAATACTTTGTTTAACACGTGCTTTGTTTGCGATCTTTGATAATGGAATTTCTTTTTCATAAATCTTTGTTACATAATCGTAATATAATTCCACGAAAGAATGTCCGTCACCATTTAACAAATACTTTAATCCTTCATCTAAGAATTCAACAATGTATGTTTGTAATTTTTTAGATTTAATTGTATTACCTGTTAATTTAATTTTCTCTTTACCTTTCTTCATCATTTTAATAATGTAGTTCTTACGAGAAACATTAATACAAGCCGGCGCAACATAGTCAATATCTAATCCCATCTCACCTCTCATGAATATATCGTTGAACTCCGCAGTGTGTGCTTCAATACCTGTATATTCTTTTCCTTCTTTAACTAATTCATTTAATCCTTTACCAACATACACTGCATCCTTTGCACTTTCAGGTGTTTCAAAGTTCACACCATCGGTATCCATTACGAGAGGTTTATAACCCTTCTTCATGTAGAACATAATCATCATACGTAAACACTGACGACCAATACAGGTAATGGTTTCACCTGAATTCATTTCACCCCAAGGGAATACGTGTGGTGCCGATAAACTACCAAAATACGCATTGATAAAAATCTTAATTGGTAATTGTTTACGATCATATACCTCAGACATAACAGGATCACTATTCTTTAATTCACCCGCTAAGTTTTTATATTTAATACGAATGTTTCTGAAATATTTTAACATTGATTTTTGTACACCCATAACATCACAATCAGGAAACACATCATATACTAACTGAATAGATGGATAGAGTGATGAATAGTCAAACTTAACAATATTCTTTGCATATCCCACATTTAATAAACGAGATAAACCTCCTGTGAAAGCACGTTTCTCATCTTTTGCTGGAATTGCCAAGTTGTGTTCGTATGACCACGCTAACATGATAATTTTCCACAGTGTTGCAGTTCCCATTGTTGCAATTCTTTCATACGTGGTAGGTACAAGTTTTGATAATAAGAATGTTGATTGAGAGAAACTATCATCTACGACCATAGTCTCATACAAGTCATCGTCAAGATATTGTTCTACAATTTTTCTTCCTGTCCAAATCTCAAACTTGCCGGGATATTTTTGTGTTAAATTTTCCGTACCAGGTTCTCCAATTTGTTTGTACCCACCCGTCTTTGGATTTACATAATAACTTTCATTATCAAGATATATTTTGGAAATCTTTGCACCATCTACGTATACACGATTAGGTTTTTCTTTTTCCAAATATGTTGTAATATATTTCAATCCCCAGCTTTTAATTTCACTATTGATTGCCTGAGCACGTCTTACAGAATGTGCAATATCGATGATATTAAATCCCCATATAACGTGTTGTTTATAAGGCTCAACTTCATTTGCAAGTTTTAACATTCCTTCC